GTCCTGAGTTAATCCCACCTTTAGTAGGATCAGTCTCTGGAGAACCAGCTGAGTCATAGACACCAGCAAGTGGTAATGTAACCTCAAAGTGAGTTCCATTAGCTGCGAGAACAAGTCCAGTAGCAAATGGATTGATGCCAGGAGTATCACCTGCATATTCCAAGTAACCTAAGTCAAAAGTAATAGGCTCAGATACATTCTGAACAATAACTCTAATACTAGTAACATAACTATCTCTAGTAATGTCACCTATATAGATAATATCATCAACAGTTTTTTCATTAAGATTAAGGTTCAAGACTTGAGACTTACCTTTACGTAAGTCTCTATTTGAACCAGTTTGTGATTCATCATAAAACATTTATCTATACCGCTTCTAAATCACAGTCACAACACCATTCAGGTCTAGTCGCAACAGCTAATCTAAACTTAGAACCAACTGATCCATTTTGATTTAATTGATCTTCACCAACTTCACCAAGATCTTTGATAATAGTTTCAATTTTCTTCATACCACGAATACCAGTTTCAAATACTGATTCTTCAGCTAATACAAACATACGTTCGTGTCCAGCTCCATTTTGTTCTACAAGTGTAGACTCACATACTCTAACACCTTTGTATGTTCCTACTTCATTTGGAAGTAAACCATCAGAGTAACCGTAGTTTTCAACACTTAGGTATTCAGACTCGCTCTCAATAAGAACAGCTCCATCAACACTCACTAAACCAACATAAGCAGCTCTAACAGGAGACGTTCCATAGTTAGTTGAACCAGTTACCATTGTAGTGAATTTCTCACCTAATGCTTTACGTAATGTAAGCTCAGCATCTCTAACTGTTTGACCAGCTGTTGTGTTGAATGCAATAGTCGTAGAACTTGCTTCAATAGCAGCAAAGATTAAAGACTCTTGAGTTTCACCAGCAGCCCCACCAAGATTTGATGTAACGTCAGATTTAAATCTAGCTCCATCTTCACCATAAATATCTAAGTCATCAGTAAATGGAACAAATGTTCCGTAGTTACCCATGTTAGCTCTAATGTTTACTTTAGATAAAGCAGATCCAATTGGAGCAATACCTTCAGCTAAAGGTGTATCAAATTTAGGAATTGGTTCGTAATAACTAAAGATTACACCGTTACCTTCATATTTAGGAATAGTTTTCTTAGAAGTAAAGTTAGATACGATGAATTTCTCTCTAGCTGTTTCTAATAGATTACGATCATAAAATTCACTTGTATTAATTCCAGTTGCTTGATTAGCTACATTTTCTGCTCTACCTGTTTCGTATTTATTATATGCCATCTTTTTTTCCTTGTGTCTTTCGACGTTATCTGCCTCTGCTCATTATCTTGTTAAATGAATCTGAATCCATCGCCCAAGCATCTTGTTCCGGAGCAGTTGTTACTGAACTGGTTGCAGAAGGTTGTGAGACGAGTTGTTCGCCTGCCTTCTCTCTGTTACCAGAAAACATTTCTTCGCCTGCAGTTGTGTAGGCTTCCAAGAAAGGAAGTCCATTAACTGTCATTTGTCTTTCTACTAATGGCATAAGCTTTTGAGCAGTTCCACTTTCAAAGTCTATCTGTAAACCTCTCAATACTCTTGAGTCGGTTGAAAGCATGGTTTTATCAGTAGCTGATAAGTTACCAACTAAACCTTTAAAGTCATCTGCATAGCTACTATCTAGTATAGTTCTAGCTACAGTATCAATGTCATTATCATTGTTTGACTCTCTAGGAGTTGATAGTTCGTTAAGAACGCTTTGATCACCAGCTTTAAACTGTCTCAACATGTCAATGTCTTCTGGAGTAATTCCATCTAGCATCTTACGTTGTTCAGCCATCTCTTGATACTTAGCAGTTGATCCAAGACCACGCTCTGCTAAATCTCGTAACTCTTTAGCCGATGATATGTCTATCACTTTACCCTTATGCTTCAGTAAGATAGGATTGTCCAACTGTCTATCAGTTTCGCTATCTAATTGCTTTGCATATAATTCAGTGTAGTCAGTATTGTCGGATTGTGGATCTGTTACTGTTTTACCATTCTCTGTTGCTGTCACATCAGTTGGTTGTTCAGTAGGAGTCACTCCATCCTTTACATCGAATTTCTCATCCCAGAAATTAACCTCTGAAGGTTGTTCTGGTTGAGTATCTGTTACAGATTGCTCTGCAACAACTTGTGTGTCACTACTTTGAGGTTGCGTAGATTCTTGATTGTCCATCTATCTTTCCTTTATTGTTTGTTATGAGATTATACCTTATTTCTTAAGTATCTTCGCTTCTTCTACTTTATTATTCATCCAAATGTTTAAGTGTGATATTGCTTTAAGTGTATCTATATCATCAGAATTACCATCAAATGACATAGCTACTGAGAGACTCGTATCTCTCATATATGCTTCAGCAATTACTATCTTATACAAATCTAAGTCTTGCAACTTTAAGATGTCCTCAGCAAGTTTAATAGCTTGCTGTTTCTCTGGATTATATTGTGACATTATCTGCAGCTCCAAAACTAGCTAGCATTGTTGCCATATTTTGTTGATCTGCATCTGCTTGAGATTTCTTAGCTGATGCTACATTCTCCATAGTCTCACTCTGTGTTTTGCCCATCTCAAGTTGAACTTTCTGTAATGCTAGCTGTTGTTCGCTTGACATCTGTCCTTTATTCTGCTCTACTTCTGCAGTTATACGATATAGTTCATCTCTAAGCTTAGGCATCTCTGCCAGGTTAGCCATCTCTGTAAGAAGACCTAGTAATATCTCAGGGCCTATCAATCCAGTTAGTGGAGCAAGACTTTGCATCATAACCGTAAGATCTGCTTGTTTCTTCTGCTTAATCCCAGCTGTTGGTGTGTTCATAGTTATACCGAATTCGTCACCTACTAGTTCTGGGCCTGCTATCTGAAGGTATCCTCTAGGCGTCTTAACTGTTACATCTGTAATGATGGCTGCATTTAGCTTAGCCCATTTCAATATAACACCTTTAAACATAACAGCTAACTGTGATGTTAAATAAGTAAGTCTACGCTGCGACATATCTGTAATGATACCGATACCTGTTGCTGTTTGATTTAATGCTCTTGAGTCTGAACCTACACTGTATCTAGTGATACCAGTTATATTTTCTTCTTCTTTCATAGTATCTTCAAGCATCTGGAATACATTAGCTGGTAAAGGATTGAATGTTCCATATTCTATAGCATCTCTAACTGGAGCATCTTTACCAACATTTAATTCTACAACTCTCTCGTTGTCCATAAGTCTTTGAAAGTTTACTGAATCTAATGCATTCTTCTTAACGAATCTTGCTCCATTATTAGAGTTAGCCATGTTATCGATGATACCTCTAGTAATAGAAGTTCTAAGACGTTGATAGTCACCAACTAATTCTTCAATAGTCTCACCATATATACTGAATGGTTTTCGTGTATATACAGCCCTATCAAATGGAATAACAAAATCAGGATATGGATTGTCTCCACTACGTAACAGTTTACCATTAGACCATATACCTAAGAATGGCTTAGCAATACCTTTACCATCTGTGTCTAGCAGACCATAGTATTCGAATACCTCTACTTCTTCTAATGCTCTGTTGCCTGGATCATAAGAATCTTCTCTGCCAGGGACTGGAACTGGATCATACTCTGATGTAGACGAAGGAACTAGAACATTAAGATCTTCTAACGTATGCTTACCAAACCATTTAGGATTGCTTAGAATATCTGAGATTGTAACTTTACGTCTATAGATAACAAACTTCATATCATCAACATCATAAGCTGATGGATCAGGAATTACACTTTCGAATGGAACTATATGAACAGTTGGGTGTCCCTTCTTATTCCATCCAGTCATAGCCCAAGCTGTTCCATCAACCATCTGGTTCATAGCAGCAAGCTCTGCTGTAGCCATAGGATCTATAACATTACTCCATTGATAATTTAGTAATGCTTCACTTTTAGCTAAACTGTTTACAAGCTGGGCTTTGTTAGTGTCAAGGTTTACTATAGTATCTGTCATGAATGGCTCTACAAGGCTGGGTATAGCCCCATTAACGATACGTTTGATATCCTTAACAACTATAGACGACCAGTTAGGGTCTTCATCACCTTGCAACTCTCCGTTGTAAGCGTCTCGTGAATCCTGAACAATTCCTAAAGCTTCTGTATGATAAGCAGTTGCATCGCTTAATGTAGCTTCAAGATATTGTAGTATGCTAGTATCTGTCATTTTCATATTATTCCTTTAATTAGTTTAATTATAAAATTATAGCTTAATTATAACTATTCTTAGTATTTCTTCTTCTACCATAATCTGAACGTGTATGAGTCCTTTGCGGATACCAGGTAGTATCCATCTGTAGCATCTGACACAAACTGTCTATGAAGTCATCATGCTTTGACATAGTTCCTTCATGCGTTGTAAGTTCTATCTGACTCGTCAATTCTTCAGCATCGCCACCTACATCTACAATAGTTAATCTACCTGTATTTATAACACTACTTAAAGCTTTGATACGACTCAACTTACTTCCAGCTGTGTTTAGATCGTGTATAGTGAACCATACTTGATAAGCTGGCATCATCTCATCTAAGTGTGGTCCAATAGCTAATTTGAACGAGCCTTTCTCTATACCTACATTATCTACATTGTATTTAGCTGCGATCTCTAAGACTTTATCCCCTACTTTGTTTGGAGCTGCCTTCATACCATATGGTATTGCATACCAGTTTTGAAAGCTGTCTACTCCTACAACAGTTATTGCAGATACATCAGCTGTTTCTTTCTCACTGAAGGCTCCATCAACTGTCATAAAGTATACTAAGTC